ATTCTAGGTATAACATCGTGGGTTTGAATATGTATTGTGTTACCTTTTATAAAATAACTTGGTCTCTCGTTTGTAGCTTTTAATAATGGAGAAGTGCTCTTCAATAGGTTTTCTCGATGACTTATTCTTTCGATTTCTCTCATTTTACCATCGGGGTGATTCATTAGCTGCACGTGATCCACCCTGTAATAACTGCTAGGTATAGTGTAATAATAAGCAAGAGCGTTATTTGGAGTAGTATACGATTGTTTAAAGATATCTATTTTGTCATTTAAAATCTCAATAGGATCAGAATTGCCAGTACTATTACCAGGTATTCTCAAAAATTGATTTATGTCATAAAAGTATTGCTCAAATATATCCATCTGAGCTTGGTTGGCAAATAAGTTAAACTCCTGGGGTGTTATATACCCTCTCTGTTCTTTATTAGCTAAAGCTAAAACTCTTTGATATACTGTATCTATATTTACCATAATTTCTTTTTAATTTGTAGTTTACGATCGCCCCGTAGGGCGACCGCTCTACAGTTTGATTAATTATTTAATCTTTTTTCTATATTTGCATATATTTCCATACCTTCATCAGTTTTGAACCAATGCGCTAAAGCAGTGTATGGATGCTCGTCGAAAGGAACTGTCATTAATTTTCTACCATTAGAAGCCCACGTGAAATGTCTTTGATCATGAGATAATTTTAATATATTCATCTCAGTAGCTTTGATACCAAAGTTTCTAAGTTTAATATTTTCATCACCTACTAGTTCTAAGAATAATTGAGGATTTCTTTTAGCATAGATAAGCAAATCTCTTTTAAGTTCTTTAGAGCTCATATTTGATACTTTAGAACCGTACTCAACACGCATAACCGCTTCTGCTGTTTCTATATCTACATTTCTAGCAGCTAATAACGCGTCAACTTCTAATTCTAGAGTTTCCATTTGATTTTCTGCTATGGTTTCTGGTATATATTCGCTGAAAAGCTTGTTTCTATGAGGATGGTATAAAGAAAGTAGTTTTTGTAAAACAACTTTTTCTTTTTCTACCAGTAAAGTTCCACCTCTAAAAATAATGTGTTCTAATCTTTGATCACCTTTCATTTCATCAACAAAAGGAGTTTTTTGATTTTCACAATACTTTAATTCTCTTTCGTAGCCTTTTTCCTCGTCAAAGTAATAAATATTAGCAGATTTAACCATATAAGACAATGGTTTCAGACCGTTTCTTAAAAAATAAGTTCTATTTTTAATTTCCCAACCATCTTTTGATTTTTTGTAACTTGGTTCTTTTCTTGTTGCTTTTGTTGCTTTTGGTTGTTCTACAACCTGTGAAGTTTCCTCCACTTCTATTTTTGTTTCTTGTTTTTTTGCCATAATATAATATATAATAAAATTAATAAAATAAAAAGAAGGGACGGAGAACGTTTGCTTGTATTCCGTCCCCTCTTTTAATATATAAATGCTTACTTCATTAACATAAAGTTATTAGCACCTTGTGTAACTAAACATCTCTCAGATAACATATGTATTTCCATTGCATCTAACGCAGACGTAGCAGCACCAACAGAACCAGTAACCCAAGTTTTCATTCTTCGATTATCAGTTTGTGAAGCTCTATATCTAACGTGTAAAAATGGACGTCTCATATTTTTACCTAATTGTTGATCGTAAACTGTCGATGTACCAGCTGGAACAATAACTCCTCTGACAGCATTAACTGTGTCTCTAGAATTAATACCACCTCTAGTAGCTTTATCATTTAAATATCTAAAGTCAGATTTATAGAAGTCATAAGAACCTCTTCTAAAACCAGAGAAACCTAAATTAAGTGCCATATCTTCAGAGTTATTGAACACTCCATAAGAAGTACCACCAGCTCCATAAGAATTCATAGAAGCTAGCATGTCGTCTATCGCTAACGAAGTTGATCTGTTAACAAACATCATGTTTTCTTCGATAGCACCTTGGTTGTCAAATTCTGCTAAAATAGCATCAAACTCAGCTAAATCAGTAGCAGGATTAACACCAGTAACACCAGTAGTTATATTTCCTCTATCGTTAATAGCATCAAATAAACCTTGTGTTCCCCAAGAACCTGAATCAGCAGCATCAGTACCACCTAAGAAGTTATCAGCTTCAGAGTTAGCATTAGTAACTTTAATAGATTCTAACATTGCCATCTCTAATTGATCAGTAAATCTCATTCTCGTTTCAGATTCAGCTTTTAAATACCATAGATATCCAGAAGTTCCATCTTCTTGAGAAATTTCAACCCAACCAACTCTAGAAGCATCAGAACCAGAAACACTATAGTAGTCTTTCATTATAATCGGTTTGTTGCTAAAAGATTTAAATTGAGGTTCGTTTGATTGTCTAAAACCTACTTGATCAACAAGTCTAGAATGTGTGTTACCAGTAGTTATATCGTCCTTAACATAAGACATACCCTTACCGTATTCAGAACCTACAACTAATACAGTTACAGTATCAGTAGCTGAAAAACCTATATCTGATAATCTACCACCTGTAGCAGTAGCGTTATATGGAGCAACGTCAATATCATCAGCTGTTACACCTGTAACTAAACACATAGCTGTTAAAGAAGAACTCGCTACTAAAAGCATGTCGTTTACTCTAATACCATGATCGATAGCTGAAGTAGAAGTTGCAACTCCATCGATATTAGTATCGATTTCAATAACACCACCTGGTTCAGTACCATTTACTGCTTGTGCAGTAGCACTTTTAACGTTACCTATATAAGATAGATGTAATCTACCTTGTTCAGACCACACGACTTGATCAGCCGTCATAGCCTCCTCTGCACTAACTTGAGATAAAAAACCAGAGATAGTTCTGTTTCCAAAAACTTCTGCTTCTTTTTCCATTAAGTCAGGTACATATTGTTGCGCCCAGTCTGTAGACCCTGACGCTAAATCTAGATAATTTGTAGCAAACGTTGCCTTAGTTGGAGCTGGTACGCTGTTCAAATTACCTCCTGGATTTGAAATTGCCATAATTTTGTAATTTTAAATTGTTATTTGTTTTTAATTTTAAATTTGAAATCATTAGAATTATCGCCAAGTACCTTTACTTTTATTCCACCTGCCTCAACCGTCCTATGAGACTGCCTTGGGTCCATGTTAATATTTTTAGATTTAGCTACGCTATTTTTCAATGCGTCAGCTTTACCTTGTTCATAGAAGTGACTAGCAATCTTATCAGCGTTCATAGCAGTAAACATAGATTTGTGATAACCCTTAGCATCTTCCATTTCATTATTTTTGTTCAAAAACTTTTTGACAAAATTGTTAATATCACTTTGATTACCTTTTACCATGTCCGAGTCTTTAATGTTAAATCTAAACTTTTTGTCTCCAACATTATATTCAAAACCTTTGAAATTTTTGTTGAACACTTGATCAGTTTTATTTAAAAACGTGCGGTGTTGCTTTTCTGCTACTTCTTGCTGTTCTTTTGATTCCGTATTGTATCTGTTGAAAAAATCAATTGCTTTCTGTTGCTCACTTGTGAGCTTAGATCCCATTTTGATATCTTCATAATATTTGGACTTCGCACCGTCCAGGTGTTGCTTTGCTTGAGCAACTTGCTCCTTCAAAGCTAATTTCTTTCTTCGTACATCTATATCCTCATCCACATCTTCGTCAAAAGAGAAATTATCTTCCATTAGAAAATCTATTTCCTCTGAGTTTAAATGAGGTTTTGTTTGTTTGTAGTATTCCTTAAGTAAAGCGTTGTTATCTAGCTCGGAATAATCTTGATTTAACTTAACATAGTCTTCTAAATCACCTCCTGTGTCTTCCATAAACTGCATTAGTTTTTGGATATTTTCTGGAAGTTCTTTTCCGGTAGCTTCTGCTTCTGCTACTGCTTCTTCTACTTGTTCTACAAGTTCTTCTACTTCATCGGTTATTTCCTCTACAACTGGAGTTTCTTGTGTTTCTGTTTCCGGCTGTATTTCTTCTTGTTCTTGTGTGGTGTCGGTGTCTTCAACGAGTTCAACCACTCCGCTGTTGTTAGTAGCGTCTTCTGGAGTTTTTTCATCTTCGTTTGGTTTTGGAGGATTATTTAAATCCACTTTAACGACATTATCGTCTTCAGTTTTCTTCAGATCAACTTTAGTTATATTGTCTGTTTTTTCTACAACTTCTTTAGTTGTTTCTTTTTTCTTTTTTGCCATAATATAATATAATAATAATTAATAATTTGTTTTATTTAGGTTCAAATGCCCCTAAGTTAAATCCACCACCCATTATATCATTACCTGCTGATTCGAAATCTTTAGGTGGTTTTTGATTGTTTCTTTGATCAATCATTTCTGATTGTTGCGTTGCTTGTATTCTTGTTCTTTGGTCTTTACGGTTTTCTTTCTCTACTTCTTTACTTCTAGCTCCTTCTACTTCCATTTTGCGCAATTGCATATTATATTGAAACTCTTGTTCCATTAACATTTTTTTAAGTTCTCCTTCAACTTGCATTCTTTGCATTTCTAGTTGAGATTCTATTTCTGCCAACTGCATTTTAGATTGTACGATAGCTTGATTCTTTTGAACTTCTGCTTGAGCCGCTACTTGTTGAGCCTGCGCGTTCGCATTAGATTGCGCTTCAATATTTTGTAATTGTATTTTTTGGTCTCTATCTATTTTTTTCTTTCTTCTAATCTTTAACAAAGAATTAGCTAATTTTAAGCTTTTTATCTCTCTAATATCAATAGCGTCTTCTAATTCTATGTTTTGTTGAGATAAAGCTACCTGTATATTATTTTCTAATAAAGCTTTTTCTTCTTCATCTGGAGCTAATTCAATAAATATACCAAAATCATACAAATGTAGATTAGACATCTCTTCTAAAGTAGCAACATTATGCGATCCAATAGCTTGTATAAAAGCGTCTTTAGTTGGAGAATACTCTATAATGTCAGATATTCTTAAAGATAAACATTCAGCTATTTGAGATGTTAAAAACAATCCGGATTGTAATATATGTCTTGTTGCCGTATTACTATTAGCAGCCGCCATTTTTTGCACACCAACTAAGGCGTTTTTATCTGGTGTACTACCGTCTGTAGCTTCATTTAACCCAGTCACGTCTCTTATCATCTGTAAATAATAATTATAGTTACCTATAAGAGCCTGCATTTTATTCCCACCAGCGCCACTAGTTATTTCTTGAATAGGTACTTTACCAGGATTCATATCACCTTCACTTGTAAAAGATCTTCCGATTACAGATCCTGTTTGAAAAAACATATTTAAAGCTTCTTGTGGATTATAGTTCGTACCATTACCTAAGTCAACCTCAGCTAAACCATCGGCATCTAAATAAACTCCATCTGGAACCATTCTAGACATAACTTGTTGTAGTTTTAAGTGGGTTAATTGAATCATGTCAGCAAAACCTGTTATGCGCTTTACTAATGAATCGATTTTACCTTTATACAT